AGCTCAGTTGGTAGAGCGCCGCCACACCTGGCGGAGGTCATCGGTTCGAGTCCGATACAGCCCTCTTCACTTTTTGAGCCATGCGACGGCTCTTATATTTTTGAAAGGAGAAAGCCCACATGAAACCCAAATTGCATCAAAAAGCCGGGCGCGTTTTGAGAAAGGCGTCCCCGACTATTCTGACCTGTATCGGAGCCGTCGGCGTGGTGGCCACCGCAGTTCTGGCAGTCAAAGCCACGCCTAAGGCACTCCGCCTGATTGAGATTGCGGAGGACCACCGGCATGATGACGACCCGAATTGGACATGGTCGCCGCTGACCAAGACCGAAATCATTAAAACCACCTGGAAGTGCTATGTGCCGGCGGTAGTGACCGGAGCTGCAACTATCATCTGTATTTTCGGAGCAAATACGCTCAACCGTCGTCAACAGGCATCTCTGGCAAGCGCCTATGCTCTGCTCAACCGCTCCTACAACGATTACAAACGGAAATTGAAGGAGCTGTATGGGAAAGAGGCCCATGATAACATCATGAAGGCCTTGGCGGTTGAGAAAGCAGATAAGGTTGATATTTCAGCATGGAACTTCTGTTCGCTTTCCTCTCTTGAGTTTGAGGGAGCGGAAGAAGAGGAGCGTTTGTTTTACGACCCCTTCTCCAAACGGTATTTCCAGTCCACCATCGGCAGAGTGTTGCAGGCAGAGTATCACCTCAACCGCAATTTCGCCCTGATGGGCGGGTGCATCGGAGTCAACGACTTCTATGAAATGTTAGGACTGGAGCCAGTCAAAGAACTGGACTGCTTTGGCTGGTGGGTCAGCGACGACCTGTATTGGGTGGACTTTAACCATGTCAAAACAGTGGTCGATGACGGACTGAATGGGGAGATTCCCTGCTATATCGTGGAGATGGTCTTTGAACCTACCAATCAACCGCCGGATTAAGCGCAGAAATGGCAGAGCGTATTATGGAAAGGAGGTCACGCTTTATGGACAAAAAGACGGTATTTAAGCTGCTGTCCTTTGCCGGGATGGCCCTGGGATTTGTAGGAACCCTACTGTCCGGATGGGCCGACGACAAGGAGCAGGATGAAATCATCGAGGAAAAAGTCAATGAGGCGCTTGCCGCCCGTGAAGAGAAAGAAGATGAAGAGCCTTAACAGGGGCTCTTCTCTTTCGGAGGCGCCATGGATGAATGAAACAGTTGTGCAAGCTATCCTCGGATATTTGGAGTCCTCGGAGCCACCGGGTATCGATTGGCCCAGGCACTGGTTTGAGGAGGTATGCTTTTCCCGATGGGCTGCGGAGGAATTGGTCAACCTGATTTTGGACCATCCATTGGTCCCGGCGGAGGACACCATTGACGAGTTCGCCATAAAGATGACCGCCTATGCAGCGACTTCGGATGGCAAAGAGGCAGGCCGTATCTTTTCTATTGCGGCCACCTTTGCCTGGGAGTGTTTGGAGAACATCCCGCACTGATATTTTGTGAAAAGGAGAAGACCTATGGATAAACAAACCATTACCAAAGGCGTCAAGGGAATTCAGCGGGCTCTGCGCAAGCACAGCCCGGAGATCCTTACCGGAATTGGAATTGCTGGCATGATTGCCGCCACCATTACTGCGGTTCGGGCAACCCCCAAGGCCCTGCGAATGATTGACGAGAGGGAAATCAAGGACGGAAAACGCCTGAATACCAAGGAGATCGTCCAGACTACCTGGAAGTGCTATGTGCCGGCGGCAGTGACCGGGGCATTATCCGTAGCGTGCCTCATTGGAGCAAGCTCGGTCAACGCCAAACGCAATGCGGCGCTGGCGACCGCCTACACCATCTCGGAGACAGCCCTCAAGGAATACCGGGAGAAGGCGGTAGAGGTCGTCGGGCCTAAGAAGGAGCAGGCCATCCGTGATGCGGTGGCTAAGGAGCAGCTGGTCAAGAATCCGATTGGGAAAAACGAGGTCATTTGCACCGGGAAGGGCGAGGTGCTTTGTTACGACCCGTTGTCCGGCAGATATTTCAAGTCGAGCGCCGACCAGCTCAAAAAGGCGGAAAACAATCTGAACCGGCAGATGCGGGACGAGCTGCACATCACCCTCAATGAGTTCTACTACGAAATCGGCCTCAGCGACATCGATGTGGGCAGCAACCTCGGCTGGGATATTGACAAAGGGTATATCGATCTGGACTTCAGTTCCCAGTTGGACGAAAACGGGACCCCCTGCCTGGTAGTGGGGCACCACAGACCACCCGTTTATATCTTCTGATGCGCAGAATTTGCAATTCCTGTTATGGAGAACCAACCCCATGAAAATACTTTTGAAAAGGAGAATTTTATTATGGAAGACATGACTGCGAGAGTCAACGACATCGAGGAAGTCGAGACCACTACGGAGGTCGAGGAGAGCATGGAGGACTCCGGTTCCGGCGCTCTGGTCGCGGGAATCATCGGAGGGTTCCTCGCTTACGCTATGATTGGCGGAGTGAAGAAACTCTGGGGATTCGCGGCGCCCAAGCTGGCGGAGCGGAGACGGGCTAAGCTCGGCAAGACCGTGGAGGCCGAAATCATCGAGGAGACTCAGGCGGAGTCCGAAGAGGATGATTCTGAGAAGTAAACCAAAGGGGTTTGTCAAGGGAGAGTACCTGTAACAAGGTGCTTTCCCTTTTTCATTTTTTACCAAAAAGTTTAGGAGGTAGCAAAATGCCTGAGTATCCCGATAATTCCCACAGTGCCCGTGAGAACAGTACCTCTCCTCCGGAGAAAAAGCTGGAGAAGGTGGTCACTGGCGGAGCCAAGACCAGAAAAAAGAGCGAGGTCAAGAAGTTTGCTGAGTTTTTCGTCCCCAAGGACACAGAGAGTGTGAAAAGCTTTATCCTGTCCGATGTGGTCATTCCCGGCATCCGTAACGCCATCGCCGATGTGGTCAGCATCCTCCTGTTCGGGGAATCCGGACGGGTCGGCAGCAGAAAAGGCGGCGGAGGCTCCCGGGTGTCCTATCAGAAATATTATGATGACCGACGGGATGACCGGAGAGATTACGCACGGCCCAGGACCATCCCCGGCTACGACTATGATGACATCATCTTTGACGAGCGGGGCGACGCAGATCTGGTATTGGACCAGATGGAGTCGGCCATCGCCAACTATGACTTTGTGACAGTGGCGGACCTGTATGACCTGGCCGGCGTTACCTGCCGCAGTTATACAGCCAACAAGTACGGATGGACGGACATCCGCAATGCCAAAGTGGTTCGGGTGCGGGATGGCTACATCTTGCAGCTCCCGAGGGCCATTCAAATCACCTAAGGAGGACGCGCCATGTACGGATATTTTGTCTCGTATGGCTACATGGGCCTCGTGAATGGCGTATGGATGCTCTTTGCCACCGAGGCCGAATATCAGGAGTACATGTCTGAAGACTGAAAAATACCCCCCCCCCTACATTAAATTAAAAGGAGATTTTCAAGTTATGAAAACGAATGAGATCATGAAGTCCGTGAGCGGAACCGTCCATAAGGTCGGATTCAAGCTCCAGAAGAAAAGCCCGGAAATCCTGGTGGCCGTCGGCATCATCGGTGTGGTGACCAGCGCGGTCATGGCCTGCAAAGCGACCACCAAGGCCGGCAAGCTGATGGAAGAGACCAAGGAGGCTCTGGACAACATCCATGAGGCTGAGGAGTCCGGCGTTACCAAGGCGGGCGAGACCTATTCCAAGGACGACTGCAAGAAGGATCTGACCATCGCCTATGTGCAGGCCGGTGTGAAGTTTGTCAAGCTGTACGGTCCCTCGGTGGTGCTGGGCGCCATGTCCATCACCAGCATTCTGGCGAGCCACAATATTCTGAAGAAGCGCAATGTCGCCCTGGCTGCGGCTTATGCGGCGGTGGACAAGTCCTTCAAGGATTATCGCGGCCGCGTGCTGGAGCGGTTCGGTGAGCAGGTGGAGAAGGAGCTGCGCTACGGTATCAAGGCCCAGGAGATTGAAAAGACGGTGACGGACGAGAAGGGCAAGGAGAAAACCGTCAAAGAAACCGTCAATGTGGCGGACGGCATCGACCCCAGCAAGTACAGCCCCTATGCGAAGATTTTCGACGAGACTCACCCCGACTGGATTAAGGACGCGGAGCAGAACATGTTCTACCTGAAGGCCCGGCAGAGTCAGGCCAACGATATGCTCAAGGCCCGCGGGCATCTGTTCCTGAATGAAGTCTATGACCTGTTGGGCTTTGAGCGTACCAAGGCCGGCGCCGTTGTGGGCTGGGTGTATGACACGGAGCATCCCATCGGGGACAACTTTGTGGACTTCGGCCTCTTTGATATTTACAAGGCAAAGGCCCGCGACTTTGTGAACGGCTACGAGCCCGCCATCATCCTGGACTTCAATGTGGTCGGCGACATTCTCGACTATGTGGCCACCCACCAGTACATCTGAGGGCTGAGCCATGCGGAAGATATTCATGGTACTTATGATGGCCGTGGTCGTCGTGACCATGGCCTCGTTCACTCCGGTGGCCCCGGCAGTAGAACTTATGGAACCTGCTGATATTCCCGCACCGGTCGTGGAGGCGGTTCCTCTGGTGAGCAAAGAAGTAGTCGTGACCCCTCCCCCGGTGGTAGAAACATCGCCGCCGGAGGAGGTTTTTCCTTTGACTCAGGAAGAGATTGAACTCATTGCGCTGGTGACGATGGCGGAGGCCGAGGGAGAGTGTGAGTATGGGCAGAGGCTGGTCATCGACACCATTTTGAACCGGGTGGATGATCCGCACTTTCCGGACACTGTCCATGAAGTGGTTTATCAGAAAAATCAATTCAGTTCGATGTGGAACGGACGGGTTGACCGCTGCTATGTTAAAGAGGAGCTTGTGGATCTGGTCAAAGAGGAATTGAGAAATCGAACCAATTATGATGTGGTCTTCTTCCGGACAGAGCGATACAGCGACTATGGCGTGCCTATGTTCCAGGTCGAGCACCATTACTTTTCAAGCTATGATTAAAAGGAGGATGCGTTATGAAAATGTTTCGTCGAGCTCTGCTCTCTTATGTCCTGTCCACGATTTCCGGCCTGTGTCTGGTGAGCGGCATTACGGTGCTCACTTCCGGGAGGTAATCAGGATGGAGAGTATTGCAAATCTGATTTCCATGCTGGACTATGTGGTGGATTCCAAGCGGAAACGCCATATCACCGGCGGCCTGCTGCTGAGTGCGGCGCTCCTGTTTGGGAGCATGGCCATTACCATCATGAGCATTAAGGACGAGGAGGATGACAATGAGTAAAGCAAGTACGATGGCCGGGTTTGTCGCCGGCCTCGTGATTGGCGGCGCTGCGGCCTGGTACTATGCCCGGGAGATGTATAGCCGGATTGCGGAGGAGGAGATCAACTCCGTGAAAGAGGCTTATGCCCGGCAGAAAGAGCAGGCCGAAGAGCGCCCCCGGACCCAGGCAGCCGTGTCCCCGAATAAGCCTGATGAAAAGATGGATATTCGGCAGTATGCCCAGAAGGTCCTCAAAGAAGGCTATACGGACTATTCCCATACCGTGGCTGATAAAAAGCCGGCCAAGCCGACTGGCGCGGAGACCTATGTGATTTCTCCGGACGAGTTTGGAGAAATCGAGGAGTACACCAAGGTTAGCCTATTCTACTTTGAGGACGGCACGCTGGCGGACGAGTATGGCGAGGTCGTGGACGATGTGGAGGAGATCGTCGGCGACGGCCTGGAGCATTTCGGAGAGTATGAGGAGGATTCCGTGTTCATGCGGAATGACGCCAAACGGTGTGACTATGAGATCCTCAGGGACCTCCGGACTTTTGCTGAGTTCAAGAGAACTCTTCCTCCCGAACATGATAACGAGGAGGCCTAACTTTGACTCCAAACGAGCTAATCGATCGGTATTTCGATTGGATGTATCAGCTCGTGGTCGACGACCGATATTCTAAACAATCCTATCGTAAGCTGTTCTTCAAACTGCACGGTACGGAATTTACATATACGATTCCGATGGACGGCAACCGGGCCGAAGACGGCATCGACCTTAGATATCGGTTCGGCCGCGAGAACCATTACAGCGATTCAATGATCGCGTCCTATCTGGACAATACTCCGTGCAGTATTTTAGAGATGATGATTGCCCTTTCCCTTCGCTGTGAAGAGCATATCATGGACAACCCCGACGCCGGCAACCGAACCGGACAGTGGTTTTGGAACATGCTGGTGAGTCTGGGGCTCGGCTCCATGGATGACACCGAGTTCGACCGGGATTATGTGGATATGGTCCTGAAACGATTCTTGGCGCGTGACTATCAGCGGAATGGAAGGGGCGGTCTTTTCACCGTCTATGATCCCAGACAGGATATGCGATCGATGGAGATTTGGTATCAGTTAAACTGCTACCTCAGAGAAATCATCAGAGAAGGGAGCATCACATGAACACAATCACCCATGATATTTTCGTTCATTTGATTCCGTCCAAGGAATTGACCAATCTGTTCAGGAAGCAGGTCAAGGGCCAGCGAGGGCTGAAGATGCTGACACTGGTGAGCATCGGATGCGTCATCTGGTCTGAGGTCGAGCGTCGGAAACAGGAGGAGCAGATCTATCAGCTCTCTGTTAGAGTAAAGAAATTGGAGCGCGGCGAAGGGGAGTAACAGCCAATGTTAGACTTCTTGGTGATTGCGACGCGCAGCGGCAAGCGTGGTATCATCGAGATCTATCCCAAGTTTATCATCAAGAAAAGCAGCGACCTTATGATAAGAGGTGGCGATTTCTATGCTATATGGGTGGAAGAACGGGGATTATGGTCGACTGATGAACAGGATGCGGTTGATCTAATCGACCGTGAACTGGACCACTACGCGGAAGAAAACCGCCAGCGATTTGACAACAACATTCGTGTCATGCATATGTGGGACGCTGAGACTGGCATGATTGACACTTGGCACAAATATTGCCAGAAACAGATGAAAGACCAGTTCCACATGCTTGACGAGAAACTGATATTTTCCAATATCAAAACCGGGAAAAAAGATTATGCCAGCAAGTCGCTGAACTACCCCCTGGAGGCTGGAAAACTGGACGCCTATGACAAATTGATGGGGACGCTGTATGCTCCGGCCGAGCGGCACAAAATCGAGTGGGCCATCGGCTCGGTAGTATGCGGCGACTCCAAACGGCTCCAAAAATTCCTGGTTCTCTATGGCGCCGCGGGTACGGGAAAATCCACCGTGCTCAACATCATTCAAAAACTTTTTGACGGATATTACTCTGTCTTTGATGCGAAAGCTCTGGGGTCATCCAGTAATGCCTTTGCTCTGGAGGCATTTAAGAGCAATCCTCTGGTGGCGATCCAGCATGATGGAGACCTCTCCCGTATCGAGGATAACACCAGACTCAACAGTCTGGTATCTCATGAGTTGATGACCGTCAACGAAAAGTTCAAATCGACCTATGCCAATCGGTTCAAAGCATTTCTCTTTATGGGCACCAATAAGCCGGTCCGGATTACAGACGCCAAGTCCGGCTTGATTCGACGGTTGATTGATGTCTCCCCCAGCGGAGATAAGCTGGACCCCCAAGAATACAAGACCATCATGAAACAGATTGACTTTGAACTGGGAGCCATTGCTTATCACTGTCAGGAAGTTTATCTGGCAGACCGGGATTTCTACGATGACTATATTCCGGTTGCTATGCTGGGGGCCTCCAACGATTTCTATAACTTTGTGGTGGACTCCTATATGGTGTTCAAACGCGAGGACGGAACATCGCTGAAGGCAGCCTGGGAGATGTATAAAACCTACAATGAGGAGGCGAAGGTCGCCTATCCCCTCAGCCAGAGGGCATTTAAGGAGGAATTGAAAAACTATTTCCGGGAGTACAATGAGCGGTTCTGTTTCGATGATGGGTCCCGTGTCCGGAGCTATTACAGCGGCTTTCGGACGGAGAAATTTGAGGAGCAGATTACGGAGGTAAAACCGGAACCAGAGAAACGCCTGATTCAATTTGATGCCACTGAGTCTATCTTTGACAAGGAGTGTGCGTCCTGTCCTGCTCAATACGCCACCTCGAAAGAAACACCGGCGCAGAAATGGGAAAAAGTACGGCGCACATTGTCTCAGCTGGATACCACTCGGCTCCACTATGTCAAAGTGCCGGAAAACCACATTGTCATTGACTTTGATATTCCAGACGACAAAGGCAATAAATCCTTTGAACGAAATCTGGAAGAGGCGAGCAAGTGGCCTCCGACCTACGCGGAGTTAAGCAAGAGTGGGTGCGGCATCCACCTGCATTACATTTATACGGGCGACCCGACGAGACTCAGCCGAATCTATGATGACCATATCGAGGTAAAGGTCTTCACCGGCAAAAGCTCGCTGCGGCGCAAATTGACGAAGTGCAATAACCTGCCTATCGCTACGATAAGCTCTGGTTTACCGTTGAAAGGAGAAAACAGCGTGGTAAATTCCAAAGTTGTCCAAAGCGAGAAAGGGCTTAGGGTACAGATTAAGCGAAATCTCAATAAAGAGATCCATCCGGCTACTAAGCCCAGCATCGACTTCATTTACAAAATTTTGACGGATGCGTATGAGAGCGGCCTGACCTATGATGTGACCGATATGCGTAATGCCGTCCTGGCCTTTGCGGCCAACAGCACCAACCAAGCGGAATACTGCATCAAGTTAGTCAACAAGATGCCATTCAAATCCGCTGACACCGCTGCTGCGGTAAAAAATGATGATGCCAAATTGGTTTTCTATGATGTGGAGGTCTTTCCCAACCTGTTCCTGGTGAACTGGAAAATCGAGGGCAGCACTCAGCCTGTGGTCAGAATGATCAATCCGACCTCTCAGGAAATTGAGGAGCTGATGAAATTCCGTCTGGTCGGGTTCAACTGCCGGCGGTACGACAATCACATCCTCTATGCCCGTCTGATGGGGTACACCAATGAGCAGCTCTACAATCTGTCTCAGAAGATCATCGGCAGTGAGAAGAAATCCAAGAGCAATAACTGTTTCTTTGGAGAGGCCTATAATGTCTCCTATACGGATGTATATGACTTCTGCTCCAAAAAGCAGAGTCTGAAGAAATGGGAGATTGAGCTGGGTATCCATCACAAAGAACTCGGCCTTCCATGGGATCAGCCGGTTCCGGAGAACATGTGGATCAAGGTTGCAGAATACTGTGACAACGATGTAATTGCCACGGAGGCAGTGTTCAATGCCCGAAAAGCCGACTTTGTAGCCAGAGAAATTCTGGCTGATGTGGCCGGCATGACGGTCAATGATACCACCAACTCTCTGACCGCCAAAATCATCTTCGGTGGGAATAAGCGACCTCAGGACCAGTTCAACTACCGAGATATGGGCGACACTTCTCAAATCTATGACCCCGAGCGGGATCTTCCATTCATTATGGGGCCGAAGGAATTTGACGAGTTTACTGTCTTCGACAAGAAAAAACGCCCCATCTTCCCCGGCTATAAGTTCGAGAATGGCAAATCTACTTACCGAGGTGAAGAGGTTGGCGAAGGAGGTTATGTCTATGCGGAGCCTGGTATGTATGGAAATATCGCTCTGCTGGATATTGCCTCGATGCATCCGTCCAGTATCATTGCGGAGGAGTTGTTTGGTCCTGAGTACACCAAGCGGTTCCAGGAAATCAAGGATGCCCGCGTCGCAATCAAGCATAAGGACTTCGAGAAAGCCAGGAAAATGCTGGGCGGCGCTTTGGCTAAGTATCTGACGGACGAGGATTCGGCAGATGCGCTGGCTCAGGCGCTGAAAATTGCCATCAACTCGGTCTATGGCCTCACTTCGGCCGGATTTGAGAACCCATTCCGCGATAACCGGAACAAAGATAATATCGTTGCCAAGCGTGGAGCCCTGTTTATGATCAACCTCAAGCATGAGGTGCAGAAACGGGGCTTTGTTGTTGCCCATATCAAGACAGACTCTATTAAGATTCCGGACGCAACGCCGGAAATCATCCAGTTTGTCATGGATTACGGCAAAATGTACGGCTACATCTTTGAGCATGAGGCCACCTATGACCGCATGTGTCTGGTCAACAATGCTGTTTATATTGCCAAGTATAAAGATGGCAAGCACGCCGGCGAATGGACTGCGACTGGTACTCAGTTCCAAATTCCTTATGTCTTCAAGAAATTGTTCTCCAAAGAGGAGATCGTCTTCGAGGACATGTGCGAAACCAAATCGGTCACCGGAGCCTTGTATCTGGATATGAATGAGAGTCTACCAGATGCGACTGCTGCGGAAAAAGAACTGGAAACCCTCTACAAGAAGTGGCCGAATGAAAATGGCCAGTATCCGCTTGACTATGATGAAACAGTAGTGAAACTCAAAGAGGAAATCTCCAAAGGTCACAACTATATTTTCGTCGGAAAGGTCGGCCAGTTCTGCCCCATTAAACCCGGATGTGGCGGAGGACTGCTGTGCCGGGAGTCTGAGGATAAAAAGACCGGCGAGAAAAAGTATGACGCTGCGACTGGAACCAAGGGGTATCGGTGGTTGGAATCCGAGATGGTCAAGGAACTCGGTAAAGAAGACGACATTGACCGGGGGTACTATGATGCGCTGGTTGATGCTGCGGCTACTGATATTTCCGCCTTTGGTGACCTTGAATGGTTTGTGTCCGACGACCCTTATATTAAGGAAGACGATACGCCTCCTTGGTTTGGCCCAGGTGAACCGCATGGTGATGATGCCACAGCCTTTGACGTGAGGTGACCAAAATGAGCATTGTTCTGATGATATTGGGGTTCAATGTTTTTGCCGCTTTCGTTTCCGGCATTACTGGCCACTCATTTTGGTGTGGGGTCAATATCGTGCTGGCAGTTTTGATGGCTTTCTTGGCAATAGCCTATGAGGGCCGTTTGATTAACCGGATTCAAAAGCTCGAACGAGAAATTGATGATTTGAAAAGGAGAATGACTTATGGCTCGTAAAAATTTGAATGACCTTTCGATTGAAGGCGCACGCATTATCTTCCGGAACTTTTCCGGACGGGAGAGCCGATATAATCGTGCCGGCGACCGGAACTTCTGCGTATTCATCGACGACCCGGACACCGCACAGAAACTGGCAAAAGATGGCTGGAACATCCGTGTTATGGCTCCCCGTGAGGAAGATGATGAACCTCGCCACTACCTCCAGGTCAGCGTGAAGTTCAATAATTATCCTCCGAAGATTATTCTGGTTACTCGCCGTAGCCAGACTCCGCTGGATGAAGAGTCAGTGAACACACTGGATTTCGCGGACATTCGTAATGCTGATATGATCATCAGGCCTTACCCCTGGGTCACGCAAGAGGGGACACCGAATGAGAAGCGCGGCGTCAAAGCCTACCTCAAAACGATGTATGTCGTTATCGAGGAAGATGAATTTGCGGAGAAATATGCCGCGATGGAATATCCGGAAGAGTAAAAAGCTCTTGGGGGCGCTGGTTATGGAGGTGACTGGCGTCCCCATTTCTTTATTTGGAAAGGAGAAACCGATGAAGCCTTTCTGGAAAAAGCCCGGGAAGAAAAAATTGAAAAAGCATTCTGCTCCCGTGCAAAACAAACGAGCATCATCAACACAAAGACCTAAACCGGAGCCATGGAAACCGCCTATGTCTGCTCCTCGAAAGGAGCCCATTATTTACAAAGAGCCAAAGACAGTGCCGCCGACTCATACTACCAATCCACACCCAAGGGATAGCGAGTTCTATAAAGAATTTCGTTCTACTTTTCGGCAGCTTATATCGGAGAAATTCCGCCCTTGGGATATTTGGAAGGACTTCGTCATCATGTCGGCCTGTGCCATTTCCAACACAGTAGATAAGAGCCATTATGATGAACGAGAAAAGCGGTATCTCGAACTTATAAACAAATATGAAAAATCGAAGCAACACCTATTTCCAGAACTCTTTGCCGATATGGTAATGGCCTTGGACAGAAATCCAGAGCAAGATTTTCTTGGAGAAATGTTCATGGACCTGCGTCTCGACTACGACGAGTTAAAGCAGGTATTTACGCCATACCCTGTATGTCAACTGATGGCTGAAATAGGAATTGGCGATATTGTTTCTCAAGTCGAAGAGGAAGGATATGTCACTATCTCTGACCCTTGCTGCGGCGCTGGCGCAAATCTAATTGCTGCCATCAATACGGTGCGTCACAAATTAGAGAAAGTTGACTTGAATTATCAGAACCATATACTAATTGTCGGTCAGGACATAGAGGAAGTAGTCGCTTTGATGTGCTATCTCCAGATTTCTATGCTTGGAGTAGCCGGATACATTAAGGTAGGTAACACCCTTACAAATCCAATAAGCTCTGCTGACACTATGGAAAATTATTGGTTCACTCCGATGTATTTTTCTGATGTGTGGCATACCAGAAGAATCATTCACAAGTTTACAGAGCTATTTGAGAAAGGAGATACCAATGAAAAACAACCTTAACTGCAACGGATGCAGATATACTGTGGAGAAGAACCGCATCGCCTGCGATTGTTGTGTAGATCGTAGCAACTATTCTCCGCGGCAGAGAATCCGCTATGGGGAAGATTTGGATGCTGATATTTACACTGCGATTCAGAAGGCCATGACGAATCTCTCCGTTACCGGAACTTTCATGCCGGCAATCGAAAATGTTATGTTCAAAGACCCGGCTACCATTGTGTTCTGGGCTGACGGAACAAAAACCGTTGTCAAAGCCCTCTATGAAAAGTTCGATCCGGAGAAAGGGCTTGCAATGGCTATTGCAAAGAAGGCTCTTGGCAATAGAGGCAACTACTTCAACCGTATCAAGGTATGGACGGAAGGGTGTTCGGAGAATAAGGATAAGTGATGCCTCATGGCTATTCAGCTCTATGACCATCAGCGAAAAGCCTTGGGCAGCATGAAAACAGGCTGTATCCTCTGTGGCGGGGTCGGTTCTGGGAAGTCCAGGACCGGCCTCGCTTATTATTATCTCCAAGAGGGTGGGAACCTGGATACGGACAATTATGTTCCGATGAAAAATCCTCGGGATCTCTACATCATCACCACGGCTCGAAAGCGTGATACCTGTGAATGGCAAGGTGAATTGGCTCCGTTTTTGCTCTCTCCTAATCCGGAAGCAAATTACTACAAAAACAAAGTTGTAATAGACTCCTGGAACAACATCGCTAAGTATAAGGAAGTCACTGGAGCTTTCTTTATCTTTGACGAGCAGCGGGTTGTCGGTTATGGGGCTTGGACAAAGGCGTTCCTTAAAATCGCCAAGACCAATGACTGGATCTTACTTTCCGCAACTCCCGGAGATACCTGGCAGGATTATATCCCGGTTTTCATTGCCAATGGCTTCTATCGCAATAAGACCGACTTCGTTGACCAGCATATCATCTATGACTGGCGAGCAAAATACCCTAAAATCGACCGCTACCTAAATACCGGTCGACTGATTCGATTGAGAAATCGCATCTTGGTCAACATGGACTTCAAGCGCCATACCATCTCCCATCACGAAGACATCTATGTCCAGTACGATATTCAAAAGTACAAGCAGGCTACCCGCACCAGATGGGACCCATTCAAGGACGAGCCCATTACAACGGCTGGTGGGTTATGCTATGTTTGGAGAAAAATTGTGAATAGCGATGACTCCAGACAAATCGCACTTTTGGAAATCTTTGAGGACCATCCCAAGATAATTGTCTTCTACAACTTCGATTATGAGCTTGATATTTTGAAAAATCTCTACTACGGCGAAAATGTCGAAGTGGCGGAATGGAACGGCCACAAACACCAGCCAATCCCTACTTGCGAGAGCTGGGTGTATTTAGTCCAGTATAATGCCGGCGCTGAAGGGTGGAACTGCATCAGCACTGATACCATCGTCTTCTATTCCCAGAACTATTCCTACAAAATCATGCAGCAGTCGGCTGGACGGATTGATCGAATGAACACTCCGTTTACCGACTTATATTTTTACCATCTGAAAAGTAGAGCCGGCATCGACCTCGGAATTAGTAAGTCTCTCTCGGAGAAAAAGGACTTCAATGAAGGACGATACGCACATGGCATCGTTTTCAAGAATCAACCCATATCATTTGCAGAACTCCCTTATGTGAAACAAGTGGAGCAGCGGGTTGCTGAGACCGGCGGAGATCCATCTTGGGTCACAAAAATCGTGGATAAAGATGATCCTTACGCAGTGTTCCTGGAGAAAGGTAAGTCAAATAATCCTCATTATGGAACAATGTATCCAAGCGTTTGCCCCATGTTCCAAGGGTATTGGCTTCTCGGAGGGACTGGAAGTGTCCAATGTTCCAGATGCAAGAACTTGATTCCCGGCATCCAATGGGACTTTGTCTGTAAGGACCATCCAGAAAAATGTATTTACAAGCAAAATTGAAAGGAGAAGCATCATGGATCTGAAGCAATTTTTAATCGACCACAATATCAATGTTGAGGAGATCGGCCCTATCGGAGAGGTGAGCGATGGATTCCACACCTTCAACTCGCTCTATCAGCAACGGCTGATTCTCTTTGCCACTCTGGTAAATACTTTCCCGACTGTGGCGTGGAAGTCCCGTAAGCACTTTGACGGTGAGATTCCTTTCGGTGGCGGCTGGTTCATCGTTGGTGTCGAGACTCCCAAAGGCCAGTACACCTATCACTATGAGGAGAAAGACTGGGATCTATTCCATTGCAAAGAGCTGCCTACTGCTCCTCAGTGGGATGGGCATACTGACGCGGATGTGGAACGGCTGTTGTCTTTGCCTATTGAAGAAGAGGTAAATTCTTGGGCTGAAAAGGAAGTCGGCCTTGCCTGTCAAAAAGAGCGGGAGGCCGCTGAGGGTACGGACGACTGGAAATATGGCGTGGGCTGCTATGAAAGCGCACTCAAGGCTTATCATAGTCTTTGTCAGGATGGTCACAGCGGGTTCAGCATTCAGCTCACGAAAGGCATTCTGAACCGTCTGATTGACGGAAAATGCCTGACACCCATCGAAGATACTCCTGATATTTGGGAGCCGGTAAAATTCGGGGAAGATGATCCCAAAACCCATTATCAATGCAAACGCATGTCTTCTCTCTTTAAGGATGTGGCGGAAGATGGCACGGTCACTTACAGTGATGTAAGCCGTGTTCAGGCCATCAACATCGACGACCCCGATGTGGCGTTCCAGAATGGCTTCGTCACTCGACTGGTGGATAAGATCTTTCCCATCACCATGCCCTATTTTCCGGCCAGTAAGAAGTTCCAGGTGTACCGGGAGGAATTCCTGACCGATACCAAGAATGGCGACTATGATACCGTGGCTTTCCTTTACATCATTACCCCGGACGGAAAGAAAATTGATCTGAACCGGTATTTCAAAGAGGGGCCAGACAGCATGGTCTCTATCGATAAGGCCGAATATGACGAGCGGAAGGCCAGGAGGATTGAGAAAAAATGAAGAATTCTGACACGCTGCTCGTCGGTTTTGACCATCGACATGGCGACATTGCGGTGCTAATTATTGGACGGAAAGAACCCGGTGAGAAGGTTCAAATCATCAATCAGTTCCAAGGGAAAGAGGCTGAGGAGCTGTACCGGAAATTGAGTACAAAGGAGAAATAGGTATGCCTGGCGGATTAGATTTCAATATCCGATATGAAACCCGACTCTGTAAGGTGAAGGGTGAGCTTGGGCTTTTCCATTGTTGGGAGCATTGGACCAATGTCATCGGTGCCAGTGCTCTTCGTGGCGGTCACACCGGAGGCCAAGTTGGACAGGTTTATGGCATCGTTGAGTTCAAAGACGGTGTTCGGAGGGTTGAGCCGACCAGCGTTCATTTCTGCGACGAGACAAATGCCATTCTCACGAAAATGGAGGAAGAACGCCATGCTGAAAATTGAAAACACCGAAGTTCTGGGCTGGGAACATGCAATTCGTGGTATGCGGAACCCTATGAACTCCTGGGAGAAGAGCGATAGTAAGATTTCTACCTGCGAATGCGAGCAGTGGCCTCATAGTATCAAGAAATCCTTTGACGAGGTTGGCCCCAATGACCTCGACCTGATGACCAGGCTGCGCAACGCTGGAACCGATCACCGGAAGTTCATGAGAATGATCGCCGTGTATGTGGACCTGACGGGGCCGCTCTACTGGTGGAAGGAATTCGATACTTACAAAGTAGGGACTGTGGCCAATTCCGGCTCTACTATGCATAAGATCGCGGCGAAAGAGTTCTCGCAGGAAGATTTCAGCCGTGAACATTTATTCGGACCGGATGACATGCTCAAATGGGACGAACGAAAAGATATTGCGAGAGACAACGCCTTAGCGGCTGTGAATGTGGATGGAAACTGGTGTTACTTTACGCCGCAAGGATATATTCAGATGACTTGCAATATCCTTAATCATTATCGCGAAAAATACCTCGAAACTCAAAACAAGCGATACTGGTGGCAGATGATCCAGCTCCTCCCCTCTTCCTATAACCAGCGGCGGACGGTTATGCTCAACTATGAAGTGCTGGCCAATATTTATAAGAGCCGGCGTAACCATAAGCTGGACGAGTGGCATACATTCTGCGACTGGATTGAAGGGCTTCCGTATAGCGAACTGATTACGGGCGGTACAGCCCGATGAATAAGGAGCAGAAGTGGATCGAAAAACATCCCATCATATGGTTTTTGATGCAGAAAATCGGTGACTTTCTGTGGTTCTTTGCCAAGTTCTCTATCTGTATGCTTTTGTGGTGGGTAATACATCACTGAAAGGAGAAGCACGATGACACTTCATGAAAAGGTGATTCTGTCGGCCTACACCGGCATTCTGATGTGCAATATGTCTGAAGTTCATAAGTACATTGAAAAGCTCCTTAGTCGGCCGGTTTGGACCCACGAGCTGTCCAGTGAAATTCTGTGGGAAGAAATCAAGGAAAAAGCAAAACCAGATTTTCTCAAAATCATTGAAAATTAAGGAGAACCATATGGACTGTAAAAATTGCGTCTCAGCTCTGGTTTGTAAGGATGCCCAAGACTCCTCCTATCGGGAAAAGATTCGGGAGGGAGAGATTAGTTGCTGTGACTTTTATCCCAGACCGGATGACTCACTGAAAAAGGCCATCGCTGCCGTGGCTAAGCTGGACTCCACGTCAGGTGTTCCTCAGAGCGTCTATGTTGCGGAGGAATGCTCCGAGCTTGTCAAGGAATTGATGAAAAAGGAGCGGAGGAAAGGCAACAACTTCGCCATCATTGATGAAGCCTGTGATGTTCTGACCACTGTCTTTATCATGCTGTATCAGTATGGCGTAACCGAGTGGACAATCCAGCAAAACATTCTTGCCAAATGTAAGCGTGCGCTGGAGCGATACGAAAAATTTGGTGAGTTATAAGCCATTTGACACCCTTCGGCCAGGCATGGTATGATGAACTCGGATAAGTCGCATCGACCATGCGCAAAAGGCACAGCTCCTATTATGGAAGGAGGTTGTTAAGCTATGGCTGAACGCAACGAGTCTCACCTTCTGAATGGTGGTGACGATTCCATGGGCATGACAGACAACCAGTACAAGGGTATGCTTCTGGACCAGTTGGAAGACTGGCAGGAGATCCTTGATCTGGCGGTCGAGGCCGGGAACACCGAAATTCAGAAAAAGGTGGAAAAGCAAATTGCGAAAATCAATGAAAAGCTGAAATTCTAAGCCTCAACCAAAGGGGAGGGCCTGCGGAAACGCGGGCTCTTCTCTTTTTCTATTTTTAAGGAGGAACGACCATGAGTATGGAAAAGGTACTTCGCCATAAGGCGATTTGCGACGAGCTGAACAAGCTCTATGAAAAGAAAAATCATGATTACGGCGACAGCTTCCATCAGACCTTTGTGGAAGAGGGTCTGGCTATGACCCGTATCCGGCTGGGCGACAAGTTTTCCCGGTTCAAGACTCTCTCCCGCATCACCTGTACGGACAGTGACCAGCAGCAGGTTACGGACGAGTCTATTCGGGACACGCTAATGGATCTGGCGAACTATGCCATCATGACCATTTTGGAAATGGATGGCGAGGAGGCCTCCATGCTTTATGCTTATGGGAGGCCGGTTGAATTTGTGAAGGAGGGAACGTCATTATGTGGAAACGAGAACTCTTGAGAAATAAGCTCTATGCTCTGCTGCTCGTCGGGCTCTCTTTACCCGTTTTATTCATAGATGGGGATGCGACCGTTCTGGTTATTATGCTGTTCTTCGCTGTCCCCATGTTCTTTGCGAAAACCAACTGGATCATGGGAGGCAGCTATGCAAGTCAAGAAAGCAGGAGGAAAAGTGTACGGCGCCATACTCACCGCTGCGGAGAAAAAGGCGATGGATTTAGAGATCCAGCGGGAACTGGCCGAGTACGACAGAAAACATATTGCAGAAATCGACGCCACCATTCCGTGGGTGCTGCATGAACAATTCGGGTTTGGGGCTCAGCGGCTCCGGGCCTATTATGATGCCTTCCACGACCGTATCAAAGAACTTGTCAGCCGGTATGAGATGGAAGACCAGGATGACATTTGGCTCTGTACCCAGATGCTGAAACGGATTGGCGTCGACATCGAGGCGTGGCATAAGGAAAGCGAGGCGAATAATGTTGGCGCCAAATGACCGAAAAAATGCGGAGGGCTATTCTGACCCCACCGCTTATCAAGCATTGAAAAACATCGAGGCTGAAGAGGAGCGATTCCGTAAACTCCTCTATGCCATCTTTGATATTTGCGAGCTGGCAGACTTCGCCATAGAAGGCCGTATTGTTCTGATTGACAAGCGCTCCGGAAAGGTTTGGAGGTGATGACTGATGACCACGGAAGAAGCTCTGGAGGTTATTCAGAAGATCGCGGATGCTTGGGCTGCCTTTGCTCAAACGATAATGGACGCGGCGCAGGCGCTCCAGGATATGTTTCGCAGCCTGGGTGAGAATGACGAGATCTATCCCGAACGCAATGGGACACCACCGAAGAAATATGGGATGTCGCTTCGTAAACGTCCGTACAAGACTGTCTCCCACTACCACTATATCCCGGTAACTCCACGAAACCGGCCTTATCAGAGGCGTGCCTATTGATTGTGGAGCGGAGATTTTGGCTCGGTTCTCTCTAATCTAAGTTAGAAATTTGGGCCAATTTCTCTGCCCACTTTTTCGTTGGAAAGTGGGTGTATGCCCGATTTTTATAACCAGATTGGGAAAACTGGGGGCGCCTGGAAAGGTTTGTACGGACGGTTTTCCCCAGAAAAAGTGGGTTTTTGCCCGGTTTTATTTCAAAAGTGGGCAGCCGGAAACCGTTGGGGCGCAAGGTTTTGCGGGTTTTCTGCCCACTTTCCCACTTTTTTCTCTTATTTAATGCGAAGAAAAAAACATTAAAATTATATATAACTGGCGAAAAAAAGTGGGTTTTTGGGCAGAGAGTAAAAAACGGCGCTTGTGAATTCACACTTCCCTTTCAAAACAGGGTGTGATATACTGACTATGCTACACAAACAGATATTTGATCATCCTTTAGGGGGAACACTGGCAAATAGTGTTTCTCTCTTTACTCGCGCGCCCTATTAGGTGGTCAATGAGTTTGTGTAGCAACAATGAGGGATACACTTTTGCAAGGGTGCGTCTCTTCATTGGGGGCGCACTCTTTTTATATTTTCAGGATGATTGGAGGAAAGCACAGTGGCTGAACGAAAAGTAGGCGGAGGAGATATTGCAGGGGTCGTTGCCGCTGTGGCCGGAATTGTCTCTGCCGTTACCCCCATTGTAAACGACGCTATGGAAAAACGGAAAGACAAAGTCAGTGGAAATGAACTGGTTATCATTCCGGCTCTTTATGACAAGAGCTTTCCTCTGAAGATGGAGCAGGCCATGGAACTGTTGAGCAGTTATGGTCTGAAAGCTATGCCCAGTATGCTTACGCTTCGAGAGGCCCGAGTAAAGTATAAAGACTGCTTTGATGGGCAGGTTATCGACTCCAAGCCCAAATGCAATCAAAAAGTCCGTCCTGGAACGACTGTACTGATTCGGTGTATTTCTCAAGAAGTCATCGATGAAAGTCAGAGGTTGTTTGATGAAGCTGAAAAATTAAAAGCGGCTATCAAGCAGGAGCGAGCTGCCAAGCGCTCGGAGCAGATGGAGCGTGCCAAAGGTATGGTCACTGATGCCGCTGGTCTGGCAAGGTCTGGCGTCGAAAAAATTGTTCACCGCAAAAACGAAAAGAAGAAAAATGGAAAGGAGCCATCGCATGAGTAGAGGTAGTGGGAAGAAGCGCAGCACCGCTGGTTTAATTTTGGATGTAATCCTGACCCTTTGTACTGGTGGCCTGTGGCTTATTTGGATACTGATTCGGTACTTGAGGAATAATAGCTGATGATTTACAACTCGATATTTTTGGATTAGCCGAGATGCTTACGGGTGTCTCGGCTTTTTTCATGCTCTTTTGTCTTCCGCCAAAAAAACAGACTCTTTTATGGAGAGGAGAGAGATATGTCAGTTAAAAACACCACTACCCGTGGCTGAAACTGAAATTGTGTCGCAACAATTTTACACATCCCTCACCTCTTCCTTTATTTTTTGCAGAAAGGAGGCCTGTTTCATGCCAAGAAGTTCCAAGTTAGAGAGTGGTTTTCAGGATCGACTCATTGAGACCTTGAAAACGCTATTCCCTGGATGTATGGTTTTCAAGATGGACCAGATTCAGGGGCTCCCCGACCTGCTCATTCTTTATGGAAAGAGATGGGCCTCATTGGAATGTAAGCGAAGTGCGAAAGCCAAGAGACGGCCAAACCAGGAATACTATGTCGGAAAGATGAACGAGATGTCATTTTCTCGGTTTATCTCTCCGGAGAACAAGGAGGAGGTTTTGGATGAACTTCAACAAACATTCAAACCTTGAAGGTCAACACGCCTTTCTTGGCGCAAGCAAGTATCACTGGATCAATTACAGTGAAGAGAAGATTGCTGATGCTTATGCCAATTATCTGGCGACGCAGAAGGGAACACTTCTTCACGCCTTTGCTGCCCAGTGTATTCTTTTGGGGCAAAAGCTGCCCAAATCTCAAAAAACTTTGAATATGTATGTGAATGATGCCATCGGTTTTAAGATGGTCCCTGAGCAGATTCTCTACTATTCTCCGAATTGTTTCGGGACGGCGGATGCCATTTGCTTTCGGAAAAATGTCCTTCGCATTCATGACCTAAAAACAGGAGAAGTTCCGGCTCACATGGAACAACTGATGGTCTATGCCGCGTTGTTCTGCTTGGAATATCGTTATAAGCCAAGCGAGATCGAGATGGAACTTCGCATCTACCAGCATGACCAAGTTCTTTATCACAATCCGACCGTGGCCGACATTCTTCCTATCATGGATAAGATTGTGACCGCCGATAAGATCATTGAAAAAATGAGAGAAGAGGAGGAGTAACCATGAACCCCATTCAGGAAGACATCCTGATGCACTATGGTGTGAAGCGACGCTCAGGGCGTTATCCGTGGGGTTCCGGTGAGAATCCCTATCAACATGGCGGAGATTTTCTCAGTCGAGTAGAGGAACTTCAGCGGCTTGGAAAAAGCGAAAAAGAAATTGCAGAGGAGATTGGTCTTTCCACTACTGATCTCCGTATGCAGATTCGTGTAGCCAAGCATGAGCGGCGTGCCCTTCAGGCCGATCGTGCTAAGTCCTTGCGTGAAGATGGCAAAACTCTGGACGAGATAGCCGAAATCATGGGGTTTAAGAATGACTCTTCTGTTCGGGCTCTTCTGAATGAGAACACTGCTCAAAACAAGAACAAGGCACAAGAAACTGCCGAAATTCTGAAAAAAGAACTCGATGCAAAAGGTGCTTTGGATGTGGGTGCCGGCGTTGAGTATCAGCTTGGTGTTTCCTCTGGAGTGCTGCAAGAGGCGTTGTTCATTTTGGAGACTGAGGGTTACAATCGCTATGGTGTCGGCGTTCCACAGGTCAATGACCCGAAAAAACGCACTATTACCCCGGTTATCTCGAAACCCGATATCGACCAGAAAGATGTTTACCAGAACTTAGACCTTGTTAAGTCTGTTGGGGAATACCACTCCACTGACGGGGGGACATCCTGGGATAAACGGGAGTATCCGGCCAGCATTGATTCGAGCCGAGTGAAAATTCGTTATGGTGATGAAGGCGGTACTGCTAAAGATGGCGTCATTGAGATTCGTCGTGGTGTAGCCGACCTGGACCTGGGAAATTCCCACTATGCTCAGGTTAGAATTCTGGTGGATGGAACACATTACCTGAAGGGTATGGCCATGTATTCAGATGATATGCCTGACGGCGCCGACATTGTCTTTAATACGAATAAGCATTCTGGCACTCCGAAAATGGATGTTATGAAGAAGATTAACTCTGACCCAGATAATCCATTCGGCGCATTCATCAAAGCGGGTGGCCAGAGCTATTATCCTGACCCGGATGGCAAATACACAGATCCTATTACGGGTGAAAAGAAATCTCTGTCCGCTATCAATAAGCTGAAGGAAGAGGGCGATTGGGATAAAATGAGCAAGAACTTATCATCCCAATTCCTGTCCAAGCAGCCTCGCCAGCTTATAAAGAAGCAGCTGGACTTGACTTATGCTGATGCAGAAGACGAGTTCTCGGAGATTTCCAAACTAACCAATCCGACCGTAAAGCGTAAACTGCTATTGGATTTTGCTGACGAATGCGATTCGGCGGCGGTTCATATGAAAGCGGCAGCGCTTCCCAGGCAGAGTACCCAGGTTATTCTTCCTCTGACTAAGATGAAGGAGACTGAGATCTATGCCCCCAACTACCGGGATGGCGAGCAGGTTGCTTTGGTCCGCTACCCCCATGGTGGAACTTTTGAGATTCCGGTTCTGACAGTCAACAATAAGAACAAATCCGCTATCTCGATTTTGGGCAAGAACATTCAAGATGCAGTGGGCATCAACCCCAAAGTAGCTGAGCGATTGTCTGGAGCCGACTTCGATGGTGACCAGGTTGTGGTCATTCCCACCGGGGGGAGGGTAAAAATTCAATCCACCCCCAGGCTTAAAGACCTTGAAGGGTTCGACCCAAAAACCGAATACTCCACTGAGGGCAAAACAGGTGTCCGTCTTCTGTCTAAAGGCGCTGCAACACAGCGTCAGATGGGGGAAATTTCAAACCTCATTACAGACATGACCCTAAAAGGTGCCCCTGAGGGGGAGATTGCACGGGCTGTTAAGCACAGCATGGTGGTCATCGATGCCGCTAAGCATAAGTTGGACTATCGGCAGTCGGAAAAAGACAACGGTATCGCTGAGTTGAAGAAGAGCTACCAGGGGTATACCGATGAAGAGGGGCGGGAGCGTGGAGGCGCTTCCACTTTGCTTTCCAGGCGAAAACAAACAGTTGATGTGCCTGAGAGAAAAGGCTCCCCTCGTATCGATAAAGAGACGGGTCAGTTGATTTATAAAGAGTCTGGGCGAACCTATGTTGACCCTAAAACCGGGAAAACTGTTCGGGCCACCACTAAGGTCAGCCGTATAGAGGCCGTGGATGATGTCCATAAGCTATCCTCTGGTACTATCCCTGAAGAGCTATATGCAGACCATGCCAATAGAATGAAGGCCCTGGCTAATCGGGCAAGAAAAGAGTATGCTTCGACGCCTACTTTGAAGCGCTCTGCCAGTGCGGCCAAAGCATACCAGCCTGAAGTGGACCGACTTATGTCAGCTCTTCGAGTGGCCCAGAAGAATGCTCCTCTGGAGAGAGAGGCTCAGCGTATTGCCAATGCCAGGGTCAAAGCCAAGGTTGAGGAAAACAACATCACTGACAAGGACGAAATCTCTAAGATTCGTCGTGCTGCTATCAACGATGCTCGTATCCAAACCGGAGCAAGCGGTAAGCAGACGCGCATTACCATTACAGATGGAGAATGGAATGCCATTCAAGCTGGTGCAATCTCCGATACAACTTTGACAGAGATTCTTCGCTACTCTGATCCAAAGACTGTCCGTGAACGCGCTACCCCAAGAGCAACGACTCAGTTGTCGCAAGCACGCATCAATCGTATCAAGGCAATGGCGAACTCTGGTAGCACGAATGCCGAGATTGCTGAAGCTTTGGGAATTTCGACTTCTGTGGTTTCAAAGTATTTGAATAGTTGAAAGGAAGTGAGCTAAGATGTCGCAATGTGCGTTGACCACTGTCGATAATCCCTATGACCCTTTTACCGAATATGAGGCGTGGTATCGATTCGACGAAGACATGGGCTACCACTCCTGCTCTTATCTGGCTCGTATAGCCCGCCCTTCCGATCAGCTTTCTGATGCTGAGAATGAGCAGGAATTGGAACGAGCCATCGACGACATCATTAAGTACGACCCCCTTGGTATCTATAAAAAGGTCAAAAGTTCATCGGACTCAGACCTTGGGGAGACCGCTTAGCGATAAAGCATTGCTTTCCATTTAGGATTGCGTGTTTCCATCGCTATTTTTGTTTATGTGAATTAAGTTCCTTAACATTATCTGGTATGAGTTTTCATGTAAGGCGCTGTGCTGCACAAAAGGTATAGGGGGGGGGTCGCCAAAACTACACCCCCCTCCTGTATCGCGGCGGTCCTCGGAAATTCCCCGGCGGATATTTTTGAAAAAACAGTTTGGGTCTGGGCAGCGTTTGAACGAGCTCGCAAGGTTGATATTTGGCCATAGGTGCTTTTCATTACCTCCAAAACTTCCGATGGTTTTCTCCTTTCAGCCTTTTCGGCGATATCAGCTTATGTGAGCTCCTTCAAACGCTGCCCAAACTCTATCTACCCCAAGCAAAACTTCACGGCATGTATCATCAAACCCGGCAAGAGGAGGTGGCAAGGATGAAGAAGGCCGTGCAATCTTCTGGCCCTTCCCGGAAGACCCGGGCGGCGCTGACGCCGGAGGCCAGAGAAAATCAGCTGATCGCCCGAGCCATCGACCTTGCGGAGAAACAGCTGATGGAAGGCACCGCCTCCTCCCAGGTCATCACTCATTTTCTGAAGTTGGGGTCCACCAAAGCCCAAATCGAGAAACGGTTGTTGGAAAAGCAGTGTGACCTCGCCGCGGCCAAGGCGGATTCCCTGAAATCTCAAGAGCATATCGAAGAACTCTATCAGAAGGCGGTCAGCGCCATGAAGAGTTACAGCGGTCAGGAGGAGGAAGAACCGAATGGAGAGTATTAGGCGCTATTCAGAGCTGGTTCTGCTCCCGACCTTCATTGAACGATATCGGTATCTCCGTCTTGGAGGGGGCGTCGGTCAGGAGACCTTTGGGTTTGACCGGTATCTCAACCAGGTGTTTTACCGTTCTCCGGAGTGGAGACATATACGGGACATTGTGATTGCCAGAGACATGGGATGCGACCTGGGCATTGAGGGCCATGAGATTTTTGGCAGGGCGCTGATTCATCATATGAACCCAGTGCGGCCGGAGGATATTCGCAGACGCGCCGATTGGATCTTGGACCCAGAGTATCTGATTACCACGATCCATGAAACCCATCAGGCGATCCACTATGGGGATGAAAACCTGTTGATGACTACTCCAACTGTGAGAGCCCCCAATGACACCTGCCCCTGGAAACACAATTAAAGGAGGAATTTGCCATGGAAGCAAAACCGGCTACCGGCGTAGTAGTAAATTGTCTTTCGCTGAAGGTGCTGGAAGCTCCTGTACCCGATGCAGACGCCCTGGCAGTCCTCTCCGCTTTGGATGAAGTGGCCGTTGATTTGGCACAGTCCAATGATACCTTTTATAAGGTGCGCACTCCGGATGGCATCGATGGTTTTTGCATAAGAAAGTTCATCGTTTTGCGATAGCAGGAGGTGCCTATGGAGATGACTGACAGCATCCTGACCTCAATCAAGAAATTGCTGGGCATCGACGAGAACTATAAGCACTTTGACCCGGATCTTGTCATGCACATCAATTCCGTGCTCTCAATCCTGATGCAGATTGGGGTCGGGCCGGCCGAAGGTTTTTCTATTTCCGGAGATAAAGAAACTTGGGCCGATTTCATCAAAGATGACTCAAAGAAATTTTCACTGGTAAAATCCTATGTCCACTTAAAAGTAAAACTGCTGTTCGACCCGCCGCTCAGCTCCGCTGCCATTGACTCTATCAACCGGCAGATCAGTGAGTTTGAGTGGCGACTTTTCGTTGCAGCAGATCCGATGGACACAAGCGGAGAGGAGGAAGTTCAAAATGGAGAATAATGAACTCCGACATTATGGCATCAAAGGTATGAAGTGGGGAGTTCGTCGGTTCCAGAATGAGGACGGCTCCTACACCGCGGCCGGGAAACGCCGGGCAAAGCAGCAGAAGGCCGAGTCCATGAGCGACGAGGAGCTTGCCGCCCGGGTAAAGCGGCTCAACATGGAGAAGACTTACAAAAAGCTGTCCAAGGAATCGGAGCCAAAGTCCACCCTGGAGAAATCCAAAGATGTGGTGGATTCGGCGTCTTCCCTGGCTAACAGGCTGAAGGAGGCAGACCGGAAGGCCGCCTCTTCCAAGCCCAAGCCTCGGATGGACCTGAGCAATATGAGCGACAAGGAGATGCGGGACCGTATCAACCGGGAACTGCTGGAACGGCAGTATAACGATTTGTTCGCTCAACCTGACTCCGTGTCTAAGGGGCGGCAGTATGTCTCTCAGATTATCGATTCGGTGGGGACAGGCCTTGCAATCGGCGGCTCTGCTCTGAGCATCGCGCTTGCAATCCAGAAACTGAAAAAGGGGTGAGCTGATGGCCCTGTCAAACACCGCGGTTCCCCGCTATTACGGTAAATTCCGGGATGCGGTGATACGGGGAGAGATTCCGGTCTGCAAAGAAGTCTCCATGGAGATGAACCGGATTGACGACCTGATTGCCAACCCCGGCATCTACTATGATGACAAGGCGGTGGAGGGCTGGATTAAATACTGTGAAGCAGAGATGACCTTGACAGACGGTTCTGACCTTCACCTTTTGGACAGCTTTAAGCTGTGGGGCGAGCAGGTGTTTGGCTGGTATTACTTTGTGGAGCGGACGGTCTATGAACCGAATGCGGATGGGCATGGCGGCCACTATGTCAAGAAGATGATCAAGAAACGGCTAATCAACAAGCAGTATCTGATTGTCGGAAGAGGTGCTGCCAAATCAGTGTACGACTCCTGCATTCAATCTTTCTTTGAGAATGTGGATACTACAACCACCCATCAAATCACTACCGCCCCAACCATGAAGCTGGCCGAGGAGGTCATGTCCCCTATCCGCACCGCAATTACCCGGGCGAGAGGGCCTCTGTTCCAGTTCCTGACGGAAGGCTCTCTCCAGAACACCACTGGTTCCAGAGCCAACCGGGTAAAGCTGGCTTCCACCAAGAAAGGTATTGAAAACTTTCTGACCGGTTCTCTCATTGAGATCCGTCCCATGTCCATCAACAAGCTCCAGGGTCTGCGCTGTAAGATTGCCACGGTAGACGAGTGGCTTTCCGGCGACATCCGGGAGGATGTGATTGGCGCAATCGAGCAGGGAGCTTCCAAGGTGGACGATTACCTTATTATAGCCACCAGTTCAGAGGGCACAGTCCGAAATGGAGCCGGCGATACTATCAAAATGGAGTTGATGAACATTCTCAAAGGGGATTACTTCAATCCCCATGTCTCCATCTGGTGGTATAAGCTGGATTCTGTGGATGAAGTGGCCTATCCGGAGATGTGGCTGAAGGCCAACCCCAACATCGGGAAGACTGTCAGCTATGAGACCTATCAGCTGGATGTGGAGCGCGCTGAGAAGGCGCCGGCCGCCAGAAACGATATTTTGGCAAAACGGTTTGGGCTCCCCATGGAGGGCTATACCTACTACTTCACCTATGAAGAGACTCTCCCCCACCGGCGGCAGGACTTCTGGCAGATGCCCTGCGCTCTTGGCGGAGACCTTTCTCAAGGCGACGACTTCTGTTCCTTCGTATTTCTCTTTCCCCTCCGCAATGGAAACTTCGGCGTAAAGACCCGGAATTATATTTCTTCCCGAACTCTGAACAAGCTCCCCGCCGCAATGCGGGCAAAGTACGAGCAGTTCATGCAGGAAGGAAGCCTTGTCATCCTGGAGGGGACAGTGCTGGACATGATGCAGGTTTATGACGATTTGGATGACCACATCGTCCATTGCGGCTATGATGTCCGGTGTTTCGGTTATGACCCGTATAACGCCAAGGAGTTTGTGGAGCGGTGGGCCGCCGAGAACGGCCCGTTTGGTATCGAAAAAGTGATACAGGGCGCCAAGACAGAGTCGGTTCCTCTGGGCGAGCTGAAAAAGCTGGCCGAGGATCGGATGCTGCTTTTCGACGAGGAGCTGATGACCTACGCCATGGGGAACTGTATCACCATGGAGGATACCAACGGAAACCGGAAATTGCTGAAAAAGCGGTATGAACAGAAAATCGACGCTGTGGCGGCTATGATGGACGCCTATATCGCCTACAAGCACAATCCGGAGGCATTTGAATAAGTAAACCCATTCCAACCGCCGGCCGTTTCGGGTCTGCGGATTTTTTATGCTCAATGAGGGAGGTGATGGGCTCGGAATGGAAGTGACATTTGGTTCCCGGCTGATGCACGCCTGGAATGCGTTTCTCAACCGCGACCCCATGATTTACCGCCAATATGTAGGTCCGGGCTACTCCTACCGCCCGGATCGAATCATCTTCAGCCGGGGAAATGAGCGGTCAATCATCTCGTCCATCTATAACCGTATCGCTTTGGATGCGTCCTCAATCAAGATTCAGCATGTTCGTCTGGATGAAGAGGGCCGGTTTGAGAAAGTGATTGACTCCGGGCTGAACAACTGCCTGACCATGGAGGCCAACATTGATCAGACTGGCCGGGCCTTTATCCAGGATGTGGTCATGTCTATGTTGGACGAGGGCTGCGTGGCCATCGTGCCGGTGGACACCAGCTTCAATCCCAATGAAACGGGGTCCTTCGACATTGATACCATGCGGACCGGAAAAATTCTGGACTGGTATCCCAAGCATGTGAAGGTGCGGGTCTACAACGACCGACGGGGAGAAAAGGAGGATCTTCTGCTCCCCAAAGAGATGGTCGCTATTGTGGAAAACCCCTTCTATGCGGTCATGAATGAGCCCAACTCTACGATGCAGAGGTTGATCCGGAAGCTCAATCTTCTGGATGCCATTGACGAGCAGAGCGGCTCAGGCAAACTCAACCTGATTATCCAGCTGCCCTATGTCATTAAGACAGAAGCAAGGCGCCAACAGGCGGAAAAACGCCGAAAAGATATTGAGGATCAACTGTCCGGTTCCAAGTACGGTGTGGCGTACACCGATGGAACAGAGCGGGTAGTCCAGCTGAACCGGCCCATCGACAACAATCTGATGACCCAGATCGAGTACCTGACGAGTATGCTTTTCAGCCAGTTAGGTCTGACCCAGGCGATTCTGGATGGTTCTGCCGATGACAAGACGATGCTGAACTATTACAGCCGGATGATTGAGCCCATTCTTGCCGCTATTGTTGACGCGATCAAGCGGACCTTTCTTACCAAAACGGCTCGGTCACAAAAGCAGTCCATCATGTTCTTCCGTGACCCGTTCACCCTGGTTCCGGTCAATGACATCGCCGAGATTGCCGACAAGTTCACCCGCAATGAGATCATGACCTCGAACGAGATTCGGCAGAAGATTGGCATGATGCCGTCCAAGGACCCGAAGGCGGACGAACTCCGGAACAGCAATCTGAGCGCGCCGTCCGAAGAAACAGCACCAACACTGAAGGAGGAAAAAGTTCAAAATGAAGCTGAGGTATGACTTTAGTGGCTGGGCTACCCGAAACGACCTTGTATGTGCAGATGGGCGGACTATCCGCCAGGACGCCTTTAAGGATTGTGACGGGAAAATGGTTCCTCTTGTATGGAACCACCAGCACAACAACCCTACCGATATTTTGGGACACGCTCTGCTGGAGAACCGGCAGGACGGTGTCTATGCCTACTGCACCTTTAATGAGTCGGAAGCCGGAAGAGCCGGCAAGCTTTTGGTGCAGCATGGCGATGTGGAGGCCCTCTCCATTTACGCCAATCAGCTCAAGCAGCAGAACCGTGATGTGGTTCATGGTGTAATTCGTGAAGTCAGCCTCGTGGTGGCAGGAGCTAACCCCGGGGCTCGTATTGACTTTGTGGACATGGCCCACGGCGAAGGCGGAGAGCAGGAGGTCATCATCAAGACCGGCGAGAGCATCAGCCTTTATCACGCCGACGACGGTGATGACGATGGCGACGACGGCTCCAAGTCCAAGGAAAATCCCAAGGATGACGGCGAGGGCGGCGACACCCTGGAGGCCGTGGTCGACAGCATGAGCGAGGAGCAGAAGAAGGTTATGTACGGCCTTCTCGGCGCTGCTCTGGCGAGCGAGCCCCCCAAGGGCGATTCCGGCTCTGACGATAAGGGTCAGAAAAAGGAGGAGCCCGACGATAAAACTGTGAAACATTCCGAAGGAGGAGATAGTACCATGAAGCGCAATGTTTTCGACAAGACTGACGACACTCAGGATACTGTCCTGAGCCATTCCATTCAGGAGGCCATTCTGGCCGACGCCAAGAAGAAGCAGTACGGCACCTTCCAGACCGCCCTCAAGTCCTATGTCGAGCAGAACAGCGAGACACTGAAGCACGGCATCGACGATATCGAGTCTCTGTTCCCCGAGTATAAGGACCTGCGTCCGGGCGCTCCCGAGCTGGTCACCCGAGACCAGGGCTGGGTCACCACGGTCATGAACAAGGTTCACAAGAGCCCCATCAGCCGTATCCGCACCCGTCAGATGGACGCCCGCAACGACGAGATTCGGGCCCATGGTTACCAGAAGGGAAAGCGCAAGGTCCCCTCCGGCAACATGAAGCTGATCAAGCGCACCACCGACCCCCAGACCATCTACATCACGGATGCCATGAACCGGGATGACATCATCGACATCACCGATTTCGATGTGGTCGAGTACCAGTACGGCGTGATGCGCCAGGCGCTCTATGAGGAGGTCGCCACCGCCATCATGATCGGCGACGGCCGTGAAGAGGGCGACGAGCACAAGATCTACGAGGAGCATATCCGTCCCATCTGGAAGGATGACGACCTCTACACTATCCACTACGATGTGGACATCGAGGCTGCCCGCGCCGAGATCCAGGGCACCCGCACCGACATGAACTTCGGCGAGAACTATATCTACGCCGAGGCCATCATCACTGCCGCCCTGTATGCCCGCGAGAAGTACAAGGGGACCGGCACTCCCGACTTCTTCTGCACGCCGCACCTGGTCAATGTGATGCTGCTGGCTCGTGATATGAACGGCCGCCGTATCTACAACACCAAGGCGGATCTGGTTGCCGCTCTGAACATCGGTGAACTTCACACCGCTGAGCAGTTCGAGGGTCTGGAGCGCACCGACTCCGAGAACAAGAAGCATAAGCTGTTGGGCCTCTTTGTCAACCTGGCTGACTACACCGTGGGTTCCACCAAGGGTGGCGAGATCACCCGGTTCAACCAGTTTGACATCGATTTCAACCAGGAGAAGTACCTGATTGAGACCCGTCTGTCTGGTGCTCTGACTCGTCTGTGGTCTGCCATCGCTCTGGAGGAGCCTGTGGGTGCGACTACCGGCGGCGGTTCCGGCACTGGCGGCGGCCAGGGTGCTGGGGCCTGAGGAGAAATTTCAAAATGGCAAAATTTTATGGACCGGTAGGCTATGCAGTCAAAGAGGAGACGGCGCCTGGAGTGTGGGAAGACAAGATCGTCGAGTATCACTACTACGGCGATTTGGTTCGGAACACCCGCCGGCTCCAGACCTCTGAGAGCCTCAATGATGACATCAATGTGGCCAATGAGATCAGCATAGTCGCCGATCCATTTGCCATGCAGAACTTCCACAAGATGCGGTATGTGGTGTTTATGGGCGAAAAGTGGAAGGTCAGCAGCGTTGAGGTACAGTATCCCCGGCTTATCCTAACGATTGGAGGCATCTACAATGGGAAGTAGACTTCAGCTCCACACCATTCTCTGCGGGGTTTTGGGTTGCCCGGAGCGGGGGGAGGAATGCCGGGTCTACTTCCAGCCTCCCTCTAATACGGAGATGGTCTATGACTGTATCCGGTATGAGCGGGACCGCATAGAGCCCAACTTTGCTGACAACCGCCCCTATGCACTGCATAACCGCTACCAGGTCACTGTGATCTATCGAAATCCTGACAGTGACTTGCCCCAAAAGATTGCCCTGCTCCCCCGGTGTTCCCATGACCGGCACTATGTAGCGGACAATCTTCATCATGATGTATTCAATCTTTATTTCTGAAGGAGGAAACAGCAATGAGTAAACTGAAGTGGGACCAGATCGGCGAGCGCATTTATGAGACTGGTCTGGATCATGGCGTTCTGTATCCTGTCACCAAGTCCGGAACCTATGACAAGGGCGTGGCGTGGAACGGTCTGAGCGCCGTCAACGAGAGCCCCTCCGGTGCGGAGGCCAACCCTGTCTGGGCGGACAACATCAAGTATCTGAACCTGATCTCCGCTGAGGACTTCGGCGCCACGGTGGAGGCCTACACCTATCCTCCCGAGTTCGAGGAGTGCGATGGCTCTGCTGAAATCGCCCCTGGCGTGACCATCGGCCAGCAGTCCCGTAAGATGTTCGGTATGTCCTATCGCACCCTGATCGGCAACGATGTGGATGGTCAGGACCACGGCTATAAGCTGCACCTGATTTATGGCGCCCAGGCATCTCCCTCTGAGAAGAACCGCGCCACAATCAACGATAGCCCCGAGGCGGTGTCCTTCAGCTGGGAGCTGTCCACCACTCCTGTGGATGTGCCCGGCTACAAGCCCACCGCCCATCTGGCCATCGACTCCACCAGGACTGACGCCGCCAAGATGAAGGCTCTGGAGGACATCCTGTATGGTTCTGAGACCGCGGAACCCCGCCTGCCTATGCCCGAGGAGATCATGGAGCTGTTCAAGGATGCGGTTACAGTTGTCACCGCTGCTGAGAGCGCCGACGCCACCCTGCTCGGCAAGAAGGTCTCCGACCTTCAGAGCAACATTGTGGTGGGCGAGAACGCCATCACCGGCAGCCTGAAGCATGTGACCGGCTATACCGGGTTCAGCAGCAAGACCTCTGAGCAGGAAGGTCATTACCTGGCTCTGAAGTTTGATGTGACCCCGGCTGACGCTGTCACCACCGTGGAACTGGTGGGCGGCACCAAGGGTCCTGTGACGCTGGACGCCGACCAGAACATCGTTCTGCTGGTCAAGAGCAATACCCAGAGCGTCAAGGTGATCTCCACCAAGGGCGGATTCTCCATCACCAAGGTCTATGACCTGACCGGCCTGACTCTGGAGGCCTAAGCAACAACCTGCAAAGCGGGGCTCTCTTCACCGAGGGCTCCGCTTTCTTTAATTTTTGAAAGGAGAACATCATCATGCTTAAGAAGACGATTCAATTCCAGGATTTCAACGGGAACTCCCGCACGGAAGATTTTTACTTCAATCTGACCCAGGCCGAGGTGACGGAGCTGGAGCTGTCGGTGGACGGCGGCCTGGTGGAGATGATCCACCGAATCACCGCTGCCCAGGACGGCCGGCAGATCATCGAGACCTTTAAGAAGGTCATCCGCAAGGCCTATGGCGTGAAGTCCCCCGATGGCCGCCGGTTCATCAAGAACCAGGAGGTTTGGGACGAGTTTGCCCAGACTGAGGCTTACAGCAAGCTGTTCATGGAACTGGCCACCGACGCCAAGGCGGCGAGCGCCTTTGTCAACGGCATTGTACCGGCTGGGTCTGACGCTGCTGCGCCTGCCGCTGCGCCCGCGCTCCAGGGCTGATACCCGGAGGAGTCGGGAGATGCTGAAAATTGTGGTTCCGGCGTCTGAACAGTTTGACAATGCCACCCAGACCTTTATCAACACGAAAGAGCAGGCGCTCCAGCTGGAGCATTCTCTGGTCTCTCTTTCAAAATGGGAGTCCAAGGGGCACAAGCCGTTCCTTTCACCAAAGCCGAAGACGGTGGCGGAGTCGGTGGATTATGTTCGGTGCATGACGCTGACCCAGAATGTGAACCCCAATGTTTACACGGCGATCACTCCCGATCTGCTCCGCCAAGTTTATGAATACATCGACGCACCCATGACTGCCACAACCTTTTCCAATCTTGGCAGGAAGAAGGGTGGTCGTGAAATTGTGACGGCCGAAATCATCTACTACTGGATGATTTTACACAACATCCCCTTTGAGTGTCAGAAGTGGCATTTGAACCGGCTGCTCACGCTGATCCATGTGTGTGACATCAAGGGTTCCAAGCCACAGAAGATGCCCAAAGGGGAGATGATTGCTCAACGACGCGCGCTGAACGCTGCGCGGAGGAAGAAATGGAACACGAGAGGGTGAGAGACGTGTCTGAAGCAAAAATCTGGAGTTTTCTGAAAGGAAAAGGGCTCTCCGACTGTGGGGCAGCCGGCCTGATGGGGAACCTCTATGCCGAGAGCGGCCTGAAACCGACCAATCTCCAGAACACCTATGAGAAGAAGCTGGGATTGTCTGACGCGGACTATACCGCTCAGGTGGATTCCGGCGCCTACTCCAATTTTGTCCACGACAGCGCCGGATACGGCCTTGCTCAGTGGACCTTCTGGAGCAGGAAGCAAAATCTGTTCAATTTTGCCCGGCAGTGCAGCAAGAGTATCGGCGATCTGGATATGCAGCTGGACTTTCTGTGGAAGGAGCTGACCGAGGGGTATGCGTCTCTGGTCAGAACCTTGCAGTCCGCCGCGACTATTCGGATCGCCTCCGACGCCGTGCTGGTACAGTTTGAACGACCCGCCGACCAGAGCGAAACAGCCAAGGCCAGGCGGGCTTCCTATGGGCAGAAGTATTTCGACCAGTACGCAGGAAAGGGTGAGACCATGCCTTCTACCAATGCTGTGTCGGCAGTGGAGAGACTGCTGGCAACTGCCAGAGCTGAGATTGGTTACATCGAGAAGGAAACCAATGCACAGCTCGACGATAAGACGGCGAATGCCGGCGACAACAACTGGAACAAGTATGCCAGAGATTTGGATGCCCTCGGCATCGTCTATAACTTCAACAAGAACGGCTATGCCTGGTGCGATATCTTTACGGATTGGTGCTTTATCCACACCTTTGGCCTGGAAATGGGCATGAAGCTGCTCTGTCAGGCTGAGGATGGATTGGGCGCGGGATGCACCTATTCTGCCAATTACTACAAGCAGAAAGGGCAGTTCCACACCAGCAACCCCCAGCCGGGAGATCAGATTTTCTTTACTGATGACGATGGCAAGACCATGTATCACACCGGCATCGTGGAGAAGGTCTCTGGCGGGCGTGTCTACACCATCGAGGGGAACACCAGTTCCCTGCCCGGTGTGGTGCCAAACGGAGGCTGCGTCAGGGATAAGAACTATCCGCTGAACGCCAGTTACATCGGCGGCTATGGCCGTCCGGACTTTTCTATCGTACAGGAGGATGACGATATGATGACGCAGGAACAGTTCAACACAATGTTCAACACTGCCATGACGCAGTATCGCAAGGGCTTGCAGGACAATGGCTGCGGCGAGTGGAGTAAGGCGGCCCGGGAGTGGGCGGTCAGTGTCGGCCTGTTTGCCGGAAATGGGACTACCATCGACGGTCAGCCGAACATGATGTGGTCTGATTTCTTGACCAGAGAGCAGGCGGCCATGCTGTTCTATCGCTTTGCACAGGAGAGAGGGCTGGCGTGATGAAAAGCGGACGGCATTTGGCCCGAGGACGAGCCAGACAGGCACGAGAGCACTCTAAGCAGCTGACCAACGACATCAGGGCCCTGCTCTGGGTAGTCACTGTGGGCGGCCTATTATTGGCGTTCTACTGTGTTCATTTGGGCTATACCGGAGCTTTGCCCTGGGTCGGCGCCATGGTTGGCCTTCCCTGGACCGCGCATGGTGTGGTGTGCAGTTTCTATCTAAACCTGTGCAAGTCTGATCACAGCACGGGCGGCATCACTTTTGAGGCGGCAAAGGCCGCTAATTTCAATGTTTCACAATCGCCGGTAGGCTCCGTGGAGAGCCCGGCGATTTAAGGAGGGTGCATCAATGAATGCGGAAATCATTTCAACGCTGCTGATGATCGTCGGCGGGGTCACGATCCTGACGAACATCATTGTCCCAGGTGGTCAAAAGCATCACCTGGGACAAGATTCCCACCAACCTGGTGGCTCTGTTTGTGGCCGAGGCGCTGACGCTGGCCGCGGGAGGAGCCTACGCCTCAATCAATGGCTTGGCTGTTACCTGGTACATGGTGGCGGCTGCCATTGTGGTCGGGCTCATGTCTGCCTATGCTGCGATGTTTGGATTTGACAAGTTTAAGGAAGTCATCCAGGAGTGGCAGAAAAAATCTGAATGATAGGAGGAGCCGGCAGTGATTCGTTTCAGACAAAAGGGCGACTTCTCAAAGCTGACCCGTTTTCTGGAAAAGGCAAAAGAGGTCGTTCATCTCGGTGACTTGGACCAGTTCGGCCGGGCTGGAGTGGCCGCCCTGGCGTCTGCAACGCCTGTCGACTCCGGAGAAACCGCGCGCTCGTGGTACTACGAGATTTCTAATAAAAAAGGTTCGGTCACCATCTCATTTCACAACTCCAACATTCAAAATGGAGTTCCCATTGCAATCATTCTCCAGTATGGACATGGTACTGGAACCGGAGGCTGGGTAGAAGGGCGAGATTACATCAACCCCGCTATCCAGCCTATTTTTGACCAAATCGCCGCCGAGGCATGGAAGGAGGTTACACGGCTATGAGCAAAACCATCGACGAGAGAATCGTCGAAATGCGGTTTGACAACAAGCAGTTTGAAGAAGGCGTTCAGACCAGTTTGTCAACGCTGGACAAACTCAAGAAGGGGCTGGATCTGGACGGCGCGGCTAAGGGTCTGGAAGGCCTGAACGACGCCGCCAGGAAGTGTGACTTGTCCACCCTTAGCCGTTCCGTCGAGACCGTTCGGGCCAAATTTTCCGCCCTTGAGGTCATGGCCATAACCGCCCTTTCCAATATCACCAATTCCGCGGTCAATGCCGGAAAGCGCCTGCTTTCTTCCCTTACCATTGAGCCCATTACCACGGGCTTTAACGAGTATGAGCAGAAGATGGGTTCTATCCAGACCATCATGGCCAGCACGGGAGAAAGCTTGGACCGGGTCAATCAGAAGCTGGATGAACTGAATACATATTCAGACCGGACCATCTACTCCTTTGCCGATATGACCGAAAACATCGGCAAGTTTACCAATGCCGGCGTCAATCTGGATGATGCGGTGGCGGCGATCCAGGGCGTGGCTAATGTGGCCGCCGTGTCTGGCGCTAATGCCAACGAGGCGTCCCACGCCATGTATAACTTTGGACAGGCCCTGTCCTCCGGAAGCGTCCGTCTGCAAGACTGGAAGTCCATCGAGCTTGCCAATATGGCAACGGTGGAGTTCAAGGAGCAGTTGATTGAGACAGCGCTGGAGCTGGGCACACTGGTCAAGGTGGGCGACCAGTATCAGTCTACGACCACGGACCTGAATGGCCATGTATCGGAGCTGTTCACAACCACCACCATGTTCAATGACTCCCTTAGTAGCCAGTGGATGACCACCGAGGTCCTGACCCAGACACTTGGAAAATATGCCGACGAGACCACAGATATCGGTAAGAAGGCTTTCGCGGCGGCTCAGGATGTCAAGACCTTCTCCCAGCTGCTGGATACGCTGAAGGAGAGTGCACAGTCTGGCTGGGCGGAGACCTGGCAGTTATTCGTTGGCGACTTCGAGGAGGCAAAGGCCACCCTCACGGAGTTCAATAACTTCTTCAGCAATATTATCGGTTCCTCCGCGGATGCAAGAAATGCATTGCTGGGCGGGGCGCTGATGTCCAGCTGGGGACAGCTGAAAAGCCAGGTTTCGTATGCCGTCTTCTGCTTGA